AAGCTGCGGATAAAAAAGAAGAATCGGCTAAAAAAGCAGCAAGAATTGCAAGCAACTTAGCCAAACAACAAATACAGCTTTCGGTTGATTTGGCTAAAGCAGATAAAACTGTTTTGGATCAAATGGACCAAAGAGTATTGAAAGCGGAGTTATCAAAAAATCTTACCGAAAGTGAAATGATCGCTCTAAAAACAGAGCAAGACATATTAAGTGCTAATGTCGGTTTAAGAGACAAAACTTTAGATACTGTAGCTGCGATGGCTAAAGCTAGTGAAGAGATAACATTCAAAGAAGGTGAATCTCTAGAACTTCAAAGATTAATAGAAGATGCTTCTAAGAAAACTAGTTTTACGGATGAAGAAAGAAAAGAATTAATCGCACAAACTAATAAGTTATTAGAAGAAAGTGATGGCAGAATTAAAGAAAAGTTAAAAGGAGAATTAAATTCTTTAGAAGTAGAAGACAAAAAAACTAAAAAACTTACTGATCAACTAGGAGTTCTCGGTAATATCAAAGTAAAAGCATCTGAAATCGCAAATATTAGAGCAGCTAGCGATCTTTCATTTGTAGGAGGAGAAGAGCAGCGCACTTTTGGTCTTGTGGAAGGAAGAAAACAGGCAATAAGATCTAGAGAGCAAGCTAGAGCTGCCAGAGAGACTGGAGCATTTTCGACTAGGCAAAGTGAGGCTTTGCAAAGACAAGCTGCCCAAGACGCTTTACTTGATGTCAGAGATGATAATGATAATAGAAGAGATGATCTTAATTTAAGTATAGACAAACAAATTGCAGATAGAATAGAGAAGTTAGGACCACAAGCTATATCAGAGCTTGCAATACAGACGGGTAGTCAAGGATCGTCTGCCTCCGCTGTTATTCAAAATGTGGGTTCAAGTTTTGCTTTAGACAAAGCAATAGAATTAGCTACAGATCCAAAAATCGCTGAAGAGCTTTCAAATTTAAGAGACGGTTTTGCAAGATCTCGCGAATCAATGAATAATCAAGCAGATGCAGCAGAAAAAAATGCTGAAGCTAATCTAAAAGCATCAGGTTTCTTCCTAAAGAGTCGAGATCAACTTTTAGATGATATGGGGATCGATATGTTAAGAGGCGCAAGACAAGGAGCTATTGAACGCGATTTAGCTACAGATCCAGCCCAGAGAGCAAAACTAATCTTGCGAGAAAAAAATAGAAATGAAATGGGGAATGCTATTATTGCAGACGATACAGAAGCGGTAAGGCTTTTAGAACAAGAACAACAATTTTCAGGCCAGATAATAGATGCATCAGCTCAATTTGCCCAGAACATAGGAAGAGCGATGACAGACGCTATTGCTAAAGGAGAGGATTTAGGTGGACTATTGAGAAGCGCCGCTGCGGATTTCTTCAACACTTTATCTCAAGCTTTAATGCAAAAGGCTGTTAATAGTATAATAGGAGGAGGAGAAGGGACAGGGATATTAAAATTTTTAGGGGGTTTAGGTTTTAATTCTGGAGGTAAAGTTACTGGAGGATCTGGAGCTAGAGATGATGTTCCAGCTCTTTTGACTGGTGGAGAGTTTGTCATGAAAAAAGGAGCTGTCCAAAAATATGGAGCAGGTTTCATGTCGGCTCTTAACCAAGGGCAAATACCCATGATGAATCGAGGAGGTTTGTTTACCCCAGGAACTTATGGACAGGGAGCAATGAAGGGTAAGAAAAATCTTTTAGATTTCGCGACACAATCTTTCACAACTGGAGCTTTTGATTCTGTTTCTGGTGGGGCTGGATTCGCCTCTGTTGCGCTAGAGCCTCAAAGTGCAGCTCTTACAATGTTTGGCCGTAGGAACAGCCCACAGTTTGCACAAGAGCAAGCTAGTAAAAAATCAGCATTTGGATTGTATGTCCAACAGGTAAACAAAGAAAAGCAAATGCGAGAGCAAGAGAAGCAAGCTAACAAAGCTTTGCTAGGTTCTATAGCATCCTTCGCTATATCCTTTGGTTTGAATGAAATGTTTAGTGGTGGTAAAACAGCAGACTTATCTAATACAGGGGGCGGTTCACCAAATTTAGGGTCACATGGTAGGAGCGCGGCAGCTCGCCCTGTTAATAGTGATCTTAATTTAGCGTTTAATCCAGATGGTAAACCTACTATGCTGCCTATGCATGGCACAATGCCCCGAAGAGCTACAGGAGGATCTATACCTTATGCAGCGGGAGTAGATACTGTTCCTGCTATGTTGTCAGGAGGAGAGTTTGTGATGAACGCAGCAGCGACCCAAAAGATAGGTAGAGGAGCTTTATCCTCTATGAATTCTGGTGGTGGTGCTGGAGATGGAGGAGCTGTTATAAATAAGCTTGATGAATTAATTTCTGTTTCTGACAATCAAGGAGAAACTGTAATTAACATCACTGTAAATTCAGATGGAACATCTAGTGAAAATGGAAACGCAGATGAAGAAAATACAAATCTTGCAGGAAGAATAAGAGATGTTGTCAAACAAGTTATTGATGATGAAAAGAGACTAGGAGGATCTTTAAGACAAGCTAAAGCATAATGTATGACACAACTTTAAATTACGATTGTCACTTCTTTATATCAGGAGCGGATGGAAGCCCTAGTGCAAGGGAGCTTTCTGGGGTAGAAAGTCTTGATATAGGTTATTCAAATAGCAGTAACGTTTTAGCTCCTTTAGGGTCTACCCGTGGATTAACGGCAGTTGGAGGAGCTACAAGTCAAACTGTTTCTTTTTCTAGAAATTTAATTTATCAAGATCCTATTTTAGATTTTAGGGGAGAGTCTGAAGTAATGAAGGGGAGTTTTAATTATAATAATAATGCTTCTTATGGATTTAATAGTGGATATTTATCCTCTTATTCTGTGAATTGTGCTGTAGGCGCTATACCTAAAGTTAACGCATCCTTTATTGTTTATGATGAAATGAGGAGTGGAGTTAATGCTACTGGGACAGCTAACACTTCTATATATATACCAAGCCAAGGATCTATAACTGCTACTTGTGATAATAGTTTTAGTAATCGTGTGATTGGTTTTGATTATTCATTAACTATAAATAAAAAACCATACTACACAATTGGATCTGAAACGCCAACAGAAGTAAAACATATAAGCCCTATCCAGTATTCAGCTTCTGTGCAAATGGAAGTGGATGATATATTCATGCAAAGTGGGTTTGATTTTTTAAATGATAGAGAAAATAAAAATGTTTCTTTTACTATAAAAGGAAAAAACGGGTCAACAATACAAACTTTGGGAATTCCAAACGCTTCACTTGTTTCAGAACAATTGACATCTAGTTCTGATGGAGCAGTTCGTTTAACACTTAACTATATAGGACACGAATAATGAGTGAAAGTTTATTTTATAATAGAGACAATAATATCTCTGGAATTGCCGTTCCTTCTACGATTGGTGCTCTAGGTCTTACTCCTGTTTATGGATCACAAGTTGACTTCGAAGCTAATAATCATAGTTATGCGACTGATGATTTTTATTATAATTTAGTTCCTTATTCAGTAAATAGTTTAACTGCTAAATTCAATGTAAGATATGATGTAAATGAAACTAATGCTCAAAAATTAGCTGTATTTTTTGAAAATCAATCGGGTGTAGAAGATATCCCTTTCACCCCTGATTCTTCAAATATATACAAAACGGTGACAGGTTTTTGCAATAATTATGCTATTAATTTTATTAACAATCAACACTATGAAGTAGCATCGACCATAAGTGTAGATCACGCGCCGACTTTATTAAAGTGGTCAGGTATGGGTTGTTTTGCCAACTTGGATTTTAACGGTTGGACACCTAGTTCAAGTTATAAAGAATATAACGTTATATATTCAGGAATAAATCAAAATAAATTAGATAATTTTTATTATTGCACTGGAGATCATACTTCTACTGAAACAAATAGTCCTACAGGAACAGGTTCGATGTGGAGTCAAAATTTCTTTTTTGAACCAGACATTGGGACACAAAATAATGTAGTAATAAAAGCAGATGTTCTTGAGTATAAGAATTCTTTTAGACAAAGAATAAAAACAAATGACAACATCTCTACTTTTAATATTAATTATACTTTTAGTAATATTTCTGATTCCCAAACCAAAAGCATGATTCACTTTTTAGAAAACAAAGGTGGCTACAGAAGATTTGAACACCAAATACCTTCTGTTTACAACAGACCGAAAGTTTACTATTGTCCTAAATGGACTCACACTTGGAATTATGTCAATTCTAATACATTGACTGTAGAGTTT